TCCAATGCTATTTGACATAGTCCTAATGCTACAGCATAGCATGTTTGTTTTTGTTCAGTGTCTGCTTTGTAATTCCTATCTATACCACAGATAAACTTTTCATCACCAAAAGGTTTAACAGCTATTATAACACTGTTTTTATCTAAAGTTACTTTATTTAATTTTTTAGGCATTAACAAACTCCCTTGGATTATTTAATTCAGCATACCAATAGTATTTAGGATTTCTAGCTTTAGATTGCTGTTGGGGCAAGTACTCAATATTATCACCCCAACATTTATGTTTATATGGACAGTATGAGCAGACAGTAGACAAAACTTTATTACCTGTTTTCTTTTGATAGAAAGACTCTTCTTCTAATTCATAGCACCTTTCAAAAGGTGCATCTTCCATTAATGCTTTAACATTTGTATGAACTTTTTCTAATGCTTTCTTTCTATATTCAGAATCATCTTCGGGAGGTTCGCTAACTAGTATTTCACCTGTGGCTTTGTTAACAACAATCCAACCACCAAATGGTTTACCTGTGGCTTCCGAATATAGATACCCTTGGGATAGATATCCGAAGACATCGTCTTCAGCAATTTTGTGGAAGCCACCACCACTTTCCCCAAATTTTTTCTCAAAGGCAAAAGGTGACGCAGATTTAATATCATAAACCTTATCGTCTATAATAATATCATATGTGCCTTTCATATCAAAAAATTCAGTACTTAATTTAACGTCACCTTGAATTCCATTTATCTTTGCTTTTACTGTTCTTAGTAGCATAACAACAACAGCCTCTATTATATCTCCAAATAAATTTCTTAATTTAAAATTATAATTTTCATAAGACTGCACACTTTCTTTTCCTGAATACTTTTTATCCATTTGTAATTGACATAATGGTTTGCCAATGTTAGACATTCGTATTCTAAAACTTGATTCTCTTTTGTCCGTAAACTGTTTTCTTACAGCCTGTTCGCATTCCTGTTTAAACTTTTCTATAATATTTTTAGGTATAGCGACAGGCTCTCTTTGAGCCTGTGCTAAAAATGATTTTACTTCTTCTAAGAAAGTCAAGCAGACATTTCCTTCATTATTTCATCATCAAGGATATCCTCTGTAGTGACTTCACTCTTTTTTGCTTTTGCATGTTCTTCCTTAACATAATCGTTTTCTTGTTTCACATAATCCAAAAAGTCTTTTAGTATCGCTTTATCTGAATCAGAAAACTTTACATCTTTGTTTGAGTCTTTAATTTTTGCCACGAAGTAAGTGACACTACCTTTGGTATGTTTTTCTGTACCATTAAAATCTAATACAGTATTATACATTATCTTGTTTCTTTTAGATAGACTTTTTAATTGGTCACCTATCGGTAGGAAGTTAACACCTCTAACTCTGTAGAGTACAGGCTCGTCTGTGATTGTCACATCTTGGCCTTTTGATGTTTTACCTTTTGCAGAAACAACACCAAACACATTTCTATAACAAGTAACTTTATCTTGCTCTATTTTAGAAGCAGGGTCTAAGTCATCTCTTTGTGCTTTAGGCACACTTCCACATGCATCAGTACCATTTGTATCAGGCTTTGCGTCTGACCAACTTGTAAACATAACAGATTTATAATTGTTATCCTCATTCTCTTCATCATACTTATTGTATTGAAAAGTATTTAAGAAAGGTCTAAAAGAAACTTTCTCTGCAAAGACAAGACCATGTTGCTGACTATCTATTTTATATAGCCCTCGTTTTATAAGATTGCCTTCGCTATCTTCGGTATCGTAATTGATAGACAATCTAGATAGGGAAGAGCCACCTGACTCTATATCCTGACCTATCATCGCCATCAATTTATCGTTGGACATATTATCTATATCCGATATTAGTTCATTTGACATATAATGCCTCCTATTTGTTGGTTTATTATATCATATAACTGTGGATAAGTCAAGCCAATTTCTACCTTTTTTTATTTCAAAATCTAGTGGAACATTTAACTCACAATCGTATCTCTGTAATAAAGAATCTTTTACATTAGTAAACGCAGTCTTTATGATACTAATCACATGATGTATCTCATCAGGATGAGCATCTAATATCACAGAGTCATGCACAGTATTAATCAATAAACTTTTCATACTTCTTTTTTTCAGTAACTCCCAAACATTATAACATGCTATGGGAACAATATCAGCAGTGGCAAACCCTTGAACAGGATAGTTTTTAACCAGGGTAGAATGACTATAGTAGTATTCATTTTTAGTTCTACTCCAACCTCTTTTTATATCCGGAAAATAATATTCTCTACCGCTAGGTAGCTTTACTATTTTACTCTTAAAGGCTCTCTCCTGTAAATGCCTGTGCCAATCTGCAATCTGTTTATACTTCTTTAAAAATGTTTCATAGTATTCCCTTTCTTTTTTCTTGCCCATCATCCCACCATACAAAGGTTTAAATGTATGGGCTTTTGCGTTTTGTCTATCGCAACCTATGATGTCTGCAGTAATTTGATGAACATCAACACCATTCTGTATATCACTCATTGCTTGTTTATCTTGTGATAGAAAAGCTGCGACTCTAAATTCTAATTGTGCAAAATCAACTTCTATTATCTCACCATTCTCAAACCTAGATTGAATAGCTTTCTTGATAGGAAACTTATCACCTCTTGGCATATTTTGGAAGTTAGGTTTTGATGAAGATAATCTACCTGTCATAGTTACATGCTGATTAAAAGAGGGGTGCAATAGAAAATCATGATTTGTATTATCCCTGATACCTGTGATAAAAGTATTAAGATAAGTTTCTATAGCACCATACCTAACAATACTATCGACAAATTCTTTTAATGTGCCTTCTGCATACACACTTATTCTGCTCAATGTTTCTTTATCTGTTTTAAAACCACCTTGTGCGACATCTTGAACACTGTTCGCCTTCCAATTAAAACCTGCCCTAGCTTCAGTATCTGTATAAATAACCCCTTCTTTCTTACATTTTTGACAAATGTTTAACATCTTAGAAGGGTTTCCGTCTTTGTTTATTTTTCTTGTGTACCCAACACCTTTACAGGTGTTACATTGTGTCGCAATAGTTTTAAAGATAGGGTCTGTATATTTTTGAACTATACCTTGGAATTGTTTATCGGTCATCATTGGTCTTTTTTTAGGCTTGTTAGTTCTCTTATCGATACCTATGTTAAACATACTAGACCAAAGACTTTTATCTTGAACTTGTTTAGAATAAATAACTTTAGATAGGTCCTCTGTAGATGACAGATTAATCTTCGTATCACCCATAACTTGGAATATTATCTTATCAATTTTATTTTTTAACTTATAGTATTCTTTTGTTAGTTCTTTTTCTACTGCCTGTAAGTCTTCTGTATTAATATAATTACCATTACATTCCATGTTTATTAATACTTGTAGAAAATCATTCATTAAATCTCTAGTAGGTATTAAACCTTTATTTGCAGGTAAGTTATAAAATCTTACTTGTGTAAGATATAATTCTTTTGTAATTTTAACATCTTGTCTGCCATAAGATTCTAAATGTTCTAAAGGTATTTCATCAACACCATATCCGTCTTCCATGTAGGTAGCTAGGATATCTGATTTTAAACTAATGTTATGTCTTCTACAACATTCTTTTAGAGATAATGATTTATCTTTATTACCTCTCATGATAATATATTCTGCTAACATCGTATCATATAGTTTACCATTGTATGTAAAACCAAACTCGTACATCCAAGACATATCAAATTTTAGATTGTGTCCAATCACTAGTGTAGATTCATCTAATATTTTTTGAACCTTATCTTTATTTTCTTTTATTTTCTCTACATCACTAACATCCTTATGATAGAAAAAATAATACTCATCATTGATTCCTATGCTGACTAATCTATTCTCAGGATTGAAAGGTGACGGGTCACCCTCTTTACTTACTGTTGTTTCTATATCTAATGTTGTTATCACTTATTGTCCTTTCTATGTAAATGAAGTGAACTGTGACAATGTGGGAATCAACTGTACTTGAAACTCACTATGGTCACCTGTTAATTTATTTTTTGAAATTGTTACTTGTCTAACACAAGCTTGTGTAGGGTCTTCACCACCCTCGTCTAATTTTCCTATGCCTACAATTACATCTGCTTCAGCGGCCTTGCCTGTTTTAGAATTAGCCATGACATTAAAACTTAATCGCTCTCTACCATGTGCTTCTGCTGAAGCTTGAGATAAACCTATTACAAATACATCGTGTCTCTTAGCAATCTCTCTAGCCTGTCGGTATACTTCACCTAACTTCTCATGTGATGAATTATATTTACCTGTCACGTTGACTTTGTCTAATTGGTCTATAATTAAAATGTCTACATCGTGTTCTTTACAATATGCATTTAAGTCTTCCATATTCATATCAACACTATCATGAGTATAGATATATGATTCTATCTCTTTCCATTTATCTTTAGCTAATTGTCTGCTACCATTTAATATCTGCCTTTTGGTTAGATTACTACATGCATTTAACATTCTCATTTGTGTTCGGATAGCGGGTTCTTCGTTGCAAAATATATGAACATTCTTTTTTTGCCATGCGAATCCTCCCTCATTTGCTACCATGCTAACCCAAAAGGCAGTTTTGCCACTCTCAGGTCTAGCAAAGACAATCATAAAATTACCTTTACCAATACCTTCTGTAGCATTTTGTAGTGCATGTATATTAAACTTGTATTCTCTTTGTTGATTGACTGCTTCTATAATTTCATCAACATCTCTAGTGACAGAAGTATCATCAACTGTATCAAAGTATTCCTCATCAATAGTTTCTAAAAATCTTTGTATCTCTTTAAAACTGTGTTGACTAGGGTTGTTACCTATAGCTATACAAATCTTAGACATCTCATCAGCCTTTGATGATTTGTACATACTTTTGATAGCATTTTCTACAACACTATCATTCATATCTTGAATGTGTTGTATTCTGCTAATTAGATTTTTTATATTCTTTTGTGCTTGAAAACTTTGATTGGCAAAGTAAGTTTCAAAATAACTTATTCTTAAATCATCTATGCCTATAGATTCAATCCCAGGATTGTCTTCGTATATTTTACAGATGGCTTTGTAAATATCATTACCACCATTTGTAAAGAAAGAATCCGATACAATCTTTTTTACTCTATCAAATACTTTTCTTTTTAATATTATTTTTAAAACATATAGTTTTAAATTTCCGTCTTCCATGTTACCCTTTCTATCTTACACATGTAAGATTTAATACTTT